AAACAAAAGGAATATCAAAAAAATTTTTAGTAAAAAATCTCAAAACACGAATGATTCTCAGTAACACATTAAAAAACAAAGAGTTATATACTACGGTATGCACAATATATCTATATACGTAATGTTCTTCCTTCTCTTACTTGGTCATTGCCTTTCTTTGATTTCTTAGTTATACTCTGGTCTTAGCTGCAAATAATTCACAAGGTGTACAGCGACACATGCAAGACTCACAGATAGAAGAAAAATCTAAAGAAATACCTACTATGGTTCCTCCTATAGAGGAAGAAATTCCATTACCTAAAAACGCACGGGAAGCATTCCCTAATATGACTCCTGCAGAAGAAGTAGAAGCACGCGCAAATACTATTAAACTAATGTCTGATATTAGTGGCGAAGAGATTGAACCGTCATTTGAAAACAAAAAAGAAGCAGAAGAATTAGCTAAAGACATGGTAAACAATCCGGGCTTGAAGCCTGAGTTCGCAAACTACCCAAATGAAACAATGGCTTACCTAGCAGGAATGGTAGCGTCTTCTAACTGTATGATTGTAAAGGAATTAGCTGACTTAAAACTTTATGTAGTTAATCGGTTTGTTCAGGAAGCAGAAACAGCTAAGAATTCAAAAGATAGATTGATGGCGTTGAAAGCAATAGGAGAGGTAGATGGCGTAGACGCATTTAAAAAACAAACAATTATTACCCATATAAATAAAACAGGAGCTGAATTAGAAAGAGAGCTAAAAGAAGCGATTGAGCAAATTAAAGGAAGAGTTATAGAAGCGGAAGTCATAGAAGACAAAGATGATTAGTACAGAAGATTTAGATTTATTACAAAAAGCTTTACCTAGTATGTCGGAAACTGAGAGGCAAAAAAGTTTAGGATTATTAAAAGAATATAAGAAAGACTTAATTAAAACACAGGGGAAGGCAAACTTCTTAGACTTTATTAGACATGTCTACCCCGATTATAAAGTAGGAGAACATCATGCAAGACTTGCTAAATTGTTTGAAGAAATTGCAGACGGAAAAAGAAAACGAGTTATTGTCAATATCGCGCCTCGTCACGGAAAATCAGAACTCATATCATATCTGGCACCGGCTTGGTTTCTGGGTAAACATCCAACAAAAAAAGTTATTATGGCATCTCATACAGCTGACCTTGCAGTTAACTTCGGGCGTAGGGTCCGGAATCTCGTGGGCTCAGACCCTTATAAAGACATATTCCCCGATATCAGCTTGCAAGCGGATAGTAAATCAGCTTCTCGATGGGGTACGAACTACAATGGTGAATATTTCGCAATCGGTGTTGGCGGTGCTTTGGCTGGTAGGGGTGCCGACTTATTCATTATTGATGACCCACATTCAGAGCAAGATGCAAAGCTGGGCAAATCAGATGTTTTCTTACCAGCTTGGGAATGGTTTCAGTCCGGCCCGCTTCAGCGTCTTATGCCTGGTGGTGCTATTGTTGTTGTAATGACTCGATGGTCTAAATTAGACCTCACAGGACAGATAGTTAACCAGATGGTTAAGAATGATGCAGTAGATGATTGGGAGGTTGTTGAATTTCCAGCAATTTTAGAAGATAAAAAAGGAGAAGAAGTGGCTTTATGGCCTGAGTTTTGGCCTATAGAAGAATTACAAGCTAGACGAGCCGCTATTGATGTAAGATATTGGAACGCTCAGTACCTACAGAACCCAACTTCAGAAGAAGGAGCTCTAATAAAGCGAGAATGGTGGAATATATGGGAAGAAGAAGACCCACCTAAGTGTGAATTTACTATAATGACACTAGATGCAGCTCAAGAAGCTAATAATAGAGCTGATTACAATGCATTAACTACCTGGGGCGTATTTTTTAACGAAGAAACAAATAACTACGCTATAATATTACTTAATGCAATTAAAAGACGACTAGAATTTCCAGAATTAAAACAATTATGTATTGAAGAGTACCAAGATTGGGAACCTGATGCATTTATTGTAGAGAAAAAGTCAAATGGTGCTGCAATTTACCAAGAATTTAGAAGAATGGGTATTCCGGTGGGTGAATTTACTCCAGGGAAAGGCCAAGACAAAATAAGTCGGGTAAATGCAGTATCTGATTTGTTTAGCGGGGGTGTAGTATGGGCTCCCGATAGACGATGGGCACATGAAGTAATAGAAGAATGTAATGATTTTCCGTCAGGGGCAAATGATGACTTGGTGGATGCTACAACGTTGGCTTTAGCACGGTTTAGGCAAGGTGGATTTATTCGCTTGCCAAGTGATGAAGAAGATGATATACAGATGTTTAAAAGTCGTAAAAATAAAAGGTTATATGCATTATAATGGCTACTCAAAAACACATGGGAAGAAATAAATTAATTGAAAGACTTACTGCTCAGGTTGGAAATAAAGAGACAGCTATAGAACTATTAAAAAACCGAGGACATCTTACTAAAGATGGAAAATACACTGCAGAAGGTATGAAAAGAAATATGATGACTGCTGAAGAAAGAGCAAAAGATAGGGCAGCTAAAAAAACAGGTAAACCTAAGACTGCGTTTAAGTATAACCCTAAAACTAATATGGCTAAATTAAAAGGATAGATTATGAAAGGCGTTAAACACTATACTAAAGACGGAAAAGAACATAAGGGCTCATCTCATAAGATGAAAGATGGTACATTACACACAAATAAAACTCACACTAAAACATCAAAAAAATTAGTACATTTTAAAGAATTATCACAAGCAGCACAAAAAAGGGCTAAGGGATAAAATTATGGCAGACGTAGATAAAGGACTATATGAAGCTCCAGTTGGAATAGACGAGGCGGCGATAGAAGAACAAGCTATTGAAATAGAGATAGAAGACCCTGAAAGTGTAACTATAGGTATTGGGAACACAGAAATAATTATTGACCCTGATGCTATGCCTGATGAAGAGTTTAATGCTAATTTAGCTGAAGAACTTTCTGATAAATATATGGCTGAACTCTCAAGTGATTTACTTGAAGATTTTGGTAATGATGTTAACTCAAGAAAAGACTGGCTAGAAACTTATGTTGATGGTTTAGAACTATTAGGACTTAAGATAGAAGAAAGGTCCGAACCGTGGGAAGGCGCATGTGCTGTCTATCACCCATTACTCTCCGAAGCACTTGTTAAATTCCAAGCTGAAACAATGATGGAAACTTTCCCTGCTGCAGGCCCAGTGAAGACTTCTATTATTGGTAAAGAAACAAAAGATTGCATAGAAGCTGCTCAACGTGTTCAAGAAAATATGAATTTCCAACTTATGGATGAAATGCCAGAGTATAGACCTGAGCATGAAAGAATGTTATGGGGTTTAGGATTAGCAGGTAATGCATTTAAGAAAGTTTATTATGACCCTACACTAGAACGTCAAGTATCTATATTTGTTCCAGCTGAAGATATGGTTGTACCTTACGGTGCTTCTAATTTAGAAACAGCTGAACGTGTAACTCATGTTATGCGTAAAACAGAACAAGAACTTCACAACTTACAACACATTGGTTTTTATCGAGACGTAGAACTAGGCGAGCCTAGCTATGACTTAGATGAAGTAGAGAAAAAAATTGCAGAACAAATGGGATTTGATGCTACTAATGATGACCGCTATAAAATATTAGAAATGAATGTTAACCTTGATTTGGAAGGTTATGAAGATGAAGATAAAGATGGTAAAACAGGAATAGCATTACCTTATATAGTTACAATTGATAAAGGTACACAAGAAATATTATCTGTTCGTCGTAATTGGAAACAAGATGATAGCTTACAAAAACGCCGTGAGCATTTTGTCCATTATGGTTACATTCCAGGATTTGGGTTCTATTGCTTTGGATTAATTCATCTTATTGGTGGGTTCTCTAAATCAGGAACTATGTTACTACGTCAGTTAGTTGACGCAGGTACACTATCAAACTTACCTGGTGGATTTAAAGCTAGGGGTCTACGAATTAAAGGTGATGACACACCAATTGGTCCAGCTGAATGGCGAGATGTAGACGCACCATCTGGAACACTCCGTGACAACTTAATGCCATTACCATATAAAGAACCAAGTCAAGTGTTAGCTCAATTAATGGATAAGATTATTGATGAAGGTAGACGCTTTGCTTCTGCTGCAGATATGAAAGTATCTGATATGTCAGCTAATTCTCCAGTAGGCTCTACTCTTGCAATATTAGAAAGAACATTGAAAGTAATGTCAGCAGTTAATGCTCGTATTTACTACTCAATGAAAAAAGAGTTTAAGTTACTTAAAACTTTAATAAGAGATTATACAGACCCTAATTATAAGTATGACCCTTCAACAGGAACACCTGGAGCTAAACAAGAAGACTATGATAAGGTACAACTTATTCCTGTAGCTGACCCTAACGCTGCAACGATGGCTCAAAAAGTTGTTCAGTATCAAGCTGTTATGCAAATGGCTCAACAAAATCCTCAGATTTACGATTTACCAGAACTTAACCGCCAGATGCTAGAAGTATTGGGTGTTAAGAATGCTGATAAACTAATACCTACTTCTGAAGATGAAAAACCAGAAGACCCAGTATCTGAGAATATGGATATAATTAATAATAAGCCTGTAAAAGCCTTTATATATCAAGACCATGAAGCTCATTTAATAGTACATATGGCTTTTAGAGATGACCCTAAAATGAAACAAGTCATGGGACAAAATCCTAAAGCTCAACTAATGTTAGCAGCTATGGAAGCTCATATTGCAGAACATGTAGCATTTGAATATAGAAGACAAATTGAAGAACAGATAGGAGCTACTTTACCTCCTCCTAATACAGAAATGGATGAAACTTCTGAAATGGGTATAGCTAGACTATCAGCTAAAGCTGCTAAAAAACTTCTACAGAAAGATGTTAAAGAAGCTCAAATGGAACAAAACCAAGCAGCTCAGAAAGACCCAATATTACAGATGCAACAGCAAGAGCTTAAGATTAAACAACAAGAAGCTCAAGTTTCTGCTCAAAAAGCAATGGCTGACATTGAAATTGATAAAGCTAAAATTGCAGTTGACAAACTTAAAATTGAAACTGACGAAAGAATTGCAGGAGCTAAGATTGGTGCTAATGCAAGTCTAGATAATAGAAAAATAAATGCTAAAGAATTAATGGATGGAACAAAAATGGGAATGCAAGCAGTTCAACAAGAACAAGACTTTGCATTACGTTCACAAGAATCTCAGTCTCGTAATGCGGCTCAGGTAGAAGAAACAAAACTTAAGGATGAAACTCAACTAAATATAAAGGAATAAAAAATGGTTAAGGAAACGTTAATGCTTCTATCCACCCAGATAGAGGAAAGACGCAAAGAAATGTTAGAAAGTATGGGTAGGGGAACCGATAAATTTGAAGCTTATCAATTTGCATGCGGAGAAGTTCGTGGATATATGATGGTTCAAAATATGATTTCTGAAGCTCTTCGAGCTCATGAAAAAGGTGAAGAAGATTTTGACTCCACACCTACAGATAATGTAGTTACGCTGGAGAAAAAATAATGACTATTGCTACCCCAGACAAAAAAATAGTCTCTATATCTGGAGACCCAATTAAATCTAAAATTACTACAACCAAAGATGGCAAGAAAGTATCGGGTGATGAAGCTATTGCAAAACTAGCAACTCAACTACCTGATGTTAAAGGCTATCGACTTTTATGTATTGTTCCTGAAGCAGAGGAAACATATGAAGGTGGTATTGTAAAATCTGCTGATGTTAAGAAAATTGAAGAAGGAGCAACTGTATGTTTATTTGTAATGCAGTTAGGTGATTTAGCTTATAAAGATAAAGCTAGATTTCCAGAAGGCCCGTGGTGTAAAGAAGGAGACTTTGTTATTACCCGTGCTTACGCAGGTACTAGAATTAAAATTCACGGAAAAGAATTCCGCATAATAAACGACGATACCGTAGAAGCAGTGGTCGATGACCCTCGTGGCTACGAACGCGCATAGGAGATTAGCATGGCTGAAATTATAAATGAAATACCCGACGAAGAAGAAATGACCGGCGGTGAAGTAGAGGTAGATTTAGAAGTTAAAGAAAAACTAGAAAAATCTACAGCAGATGTAGAAAGAGTAGTTCAACCTAAAAAAACAGAGGCAGAGTTAGAAATAGAAGAAGTAGATGACACTCCCGCTGCAGATAGAGGTAAAGACCCTTTGCCTGAAGACATGGTTGAAACTTTAGAAAATGACACTCTAGAAGATTACTCTGAACGTGTTAAACAAAGAATGGCTCAGCTTAAAAAAGTCTGGCATGATGAAAGACGGGCTAAAGAAGAAGCTACTCGTGAAAGAGAAGAAGCTGTAAAATACGCTCAAACAGTAACAGACCAAAACAAAAAATTAAAATCTACTTTAAGTAGTGGAGAAGAAACATATCTTAAAACTTTAATAGATGCTTCTGAAAAAGAACTTAATATAGCTAAACGAGATTATCGTGAAGCTTATGAGTCAGGGGATACTGATAAAATTGTTGAGGCACAAGCATTAATGAATAGTGCACAGATGAAACTTTCACAAGCTGGAGCACTAAAACCACAACATAACACTTCCCAAACAGAGGAAAATAGTGTACAGTCAAATGAAACAACTCGACCTCCAATACCAAGACCAGACGCTAAAGCAGAACTTTGGCAATCTAAAAATACTTGGTTTGGAAAGGACGAAGAAATGACCAGTCTAGCATTAGGACTGCATGAAAAATTAGTAAGAAATGGGATAGACCCCACTTCTGATATGTATTACCTTCGTATTGATGAGACGATGCAAAAACGATTCCCTGAGAACTTTGAGGGAAACTCGTTGGAACCGGAAAAACCCGCCCAACGCAAACCATCTAATGTAGTAGCACCGGCAACGCGTAGTACCGCGCCTAAAAAAGTACGCTTATCAAAAACACAAGTCGCTTTAGCTAAAAAGCTTAAGTTGACCCCGGAGCATT